CCATTCTGTAGCCCGAGCTACCGCCCCTATTTCCTCAGAGATAGAAGATAGCCAGAGTTTAAAATCCTTATCTTGTGATAGAGCCTCGGCTTTCTTTTTGAAATCATCAAGCAGTTTTAACACATCTTGATTTTTTATTATTACATCACCGATAGCCTCTTTTATTTTGTTGATGTAATTTTTTAGCTGTTCCAGCTTTCCGCCATATGTTTCAGTTTCAGCCGTTGCCCTTCCATAGAGAACACTTAATTGCCGCATTATATCTGCTTGTTTTTCTTGAGGCGTGAGGTTTTCATTCACCCTTATTCCATATCTCGACAGGGCTGCGGTATTACCTTCCAGAGCTTTTGTAACAAGCAGCGTGGCCGTATGAAGGTCCATTTTCATTGTGGAGGCCAGACCCATCGCCCCCTTTATCGCTTGGTCAATTCCTTTCTGATTAAGGTTCGTCATCTGGAGTAATAGAGCCTGAGCTGATTCTATTTCTTTGTCAGAGTATCTGGTGACGGCCATTTGAGCAGAAGCGAAATCTTTATAATGCTGGATATTCCCCTCAATCGTTCTGCCGGTTGTAATTAGGGCACTTTCAAGGGCTTTCTCTGCTTCTTCTTGTTTCATCGCCTCGTTGATTGAAGACGTCACAACATCTTTTAGCGTCTGCATTGCTTTCATCGCCGCCTGGGCCGCAACAGCTCCGACAGCGACCTGCTTCCACATAGAAGAAAAAGCAGACCCGCCCTTCTCTGAAGACTTAGCGGTATTATCTATCTCCTGTCTGACGGTCTGGATATTTTTTACCGCCACGCTGGCATCAACATCCAGAATAAGTTTTATGTCAGCCATTTTTTGTCTCCGCCATTTTTTCTGCCGTTATTTTTTCCCTCGTCTCGTGAATTAGCGACACAATAGCCGCCCCTATTCTTCTATCTTGCTCACTTTCAAAAGGCAATCGTCTCCACTCCTCAGCCGCAATGCCAGAGCTGACCAGATATTCAGAAGAAAAGGCTGAATACCAATTTAACATCTCCGATTCAAACTCCGTCAGTTGCCGAATTATCTCGTCAAGCTGACAATTCGGGCAAATGTCTTTTTCTTCTTCTGTCAAATGTTGTGGATGTTCTTCTTCTGGCAAAACCGCCCTCCAGAAATTTGCCTCAAACTCGCAGAGCTGAATTATTCCCCGAAAAAATTCTTTGAGTCACCGCAAAAAGTGAGAATTTCAGTTCCTATCGTTCGGCCATTTTTGCAAATGATGTCAAACAGAGCTGGCAAATATTTTTTCTTATTTTCCTCATCGCAGGGAATTATCTTGCCGTCAAGTTCGAGATTCCAATCCACCACGGCATCCATTAACAGGCTAATAAGCCTGTCGGTATCAGATTGGTCTTTATATTCTGCGACCTTGAATTGAGGCAGGGGCCGGACCTTGAAAATTATCTTCTCAGCTCCGGCCCTCGTTTCTACCTCAGCAATAAATTCAGCAATTGCTGAAAATTTTTTGATATCCATCACTCACCCCTCATCAAGAAGTATAAGAAGCGGTAATCGTGTTGATAAGGTTGCAGTAAATCGGAGCGGTCATTCCGGTCATTCCGGCAGGAGCGGTATCAGCAACCAAGCCCCTTAAAACAACTTTCGCAGGGATAATCTTGCTATCAGCGTATTCTACTTCCTCAATCACGAGTCGTGGAAAATAAAGCGTGCTGGTATAATAATAGGTGCTGGCAATCAACGAGCCAAGGAAGGTCAGATCCATCTTCTTCTCATTCCCGGCAGTCCAGTCCTGAAGATAAGCGGAGTTTGTGGTATCCATTCTTGGAAATTCCAGTGTGACCTTGACCTGAGGCTTGTCATTTTCTTTTGGCTCAAGGATATAAGTTCCACCGATGGCCAGCTCGGAGTCCATTTTGCGGTCAAACTCAATAGAGATATTTTTCAGCGTCACAGCATCTGTGTCGGCAAGAGCAGCCCCAGACTGAGCGTTAATTCGGCATTTTCCCTTGAAAAACGCCGCTTTTTCTTTCAGGTTTCCCGTCTCAGTCACGGCAGAGAGCGAGGTAATCACGCCTGAATTATCAATTAGGTGGCTTCCTCTACAGCCCAGAGAAAGCTTGAGCAATCCGCCATCGACAGACCAGGTCGCCTTGGTCACCTTCAGGCTCGGGACGACATGAATCTTACTGCCTTTTTCGGTGGCATAAGTAGCGAAGAGACCAGAGACGTCAGCGACCGGAGCTAATGCGTGCTGATAGGCAGTCGTTCCGCCCTGCTGTGCTACGGTATCAGAACCAAAGAGAAGAGCCAGCAACAGATTTTCATTCCCATCATAGTGGTATTGAAAATCCAGATTGAAATCAGTTGCTTCATAAGGCCCGGCCTTGAGGTATTGCTCCCATGCTCCCTTGACCTCATCCTGAAGCATCATTATTTTTGCCTGAGGTGCGCCCGGGTTCATCGGTCTAATGCCAGCGCCAGCGACATTGACATTAACCTCAGTTCCCCAGGTCGTTCCCTTTTTCACGGCCGAAATATTTAGTCTTTGTAGAATGCTTCCCATTGTTTATTCTCCTTATTTTCCCTTCTTTTCTTTTTTCTCTTCTTTCACTTCCTCAACCACTTTGCCCTCAATCCAAACTTTTGCTACTTCATCAGGAATATTAAAATCTTTCGTTTCTATCACATCATCCTGATTGAAGACGCCATATTGCGTGGCGTGAGTTCCAGAAATCCATTTAATTTTCATCTCTTAACCTCCTCATAAATAATCTATAATTGAAACTTTCACCCGGAGGTCGAAAAATCCAAACCCCTCGAGCGAAAGATAACCATCATCAGTCGTGGGTGGTGCGTCAAATTCAAGATTTAGCGCAATCGTTCCTAGTGAGCCAGAAGCCCTTGACCTGAAATCAGCATAAATTGCCTTCTTGATGTCGACCAAACATTTTTCCATCATTGAAACCGTATCCGTATCATCTTTCACATAGCCCTTGATGGAAACTTCAAATGTTTCCGTATGCTCAACGTAAGGCACAGCTTGAGCCGTTGCTTCTATCACTCCGCCTGAGCCAGAAAAAACCATATAACACGGATAAGCTGGAGCTTCAGACCAGTGAACAAATCGTTTTGAAACTGAACCTGGCGTGTAGAAATAATCCGTGCCAGCCTGAATCGATTGAAGCACAGAGACAATTCTGTCTATTACCTGCAATCGTTTTGGAGAATCTGCCATTATTTACCTCCAGCCATCTTCAGAGCCTCACTAAAAATATTCTCTGGCTTGAGCATATCCTTCAAAACCGGCTCTCGCTTTTCCATTACTGAGCTAAACCAGAGCGTCGCAGGGATATTAACTTCATCTCTCAAAAGAAAAAGAGGCTGCAATTGTTTCCCATCTCGATAACAATACAGGACATTTCCTTTTTTACTCTTCACGAAAAACCCGTTAGGGAAATTAGCAATCGTTCCTTTTGTATCCCCGAGTGGAATAGTCAGCATTTTGTTTTTCTTTCTTATCACTCCGCCCTTATCCTGGATATAGGCATAGACAACATTTTTTGCCTTGCCAATGCCTGTGCCAACCTCAGCACGAATTAAATCTTCATTTTCAGAAATTACAAAATCAATATTTCTGGCAAGCTGACTGGTTTTAACCCCTGCTTTACTTTCAGACGTCTTTTTGAGAGATAGAGCTGATAATTTGGCTTCTTTCACAGAATCAGCAGCCCACATCGTCATAATTTTCTTCACCGCTTTTTTGAATTGATAAACCGCCTCGACTTTTTTTGAAATTTCAATCTTCATAATACCGGCCTCCGGTAGTGATTCAGAATTGCCTGCTGGTATGGATTAAGCTGAAACTCTTCTCTTTTTGTAATTGAGCCATCTGGGAAACTGCGACTTGATTCACCCCAGCCCTTGTCTTTGTATGGCTTCAACGCCGTGGCGATTAGCTCAAGATTGACCTGCTTCAGGTCTGAAATTTCCGAGATATCCCAGCCTGCGGTATAGCTGAGATAATAGGTTCGATTAGGCCACCAGGGCCACCATGGTAAAACAGGGAAATAGAGACTTGTATAGTTCCGAATCACATAATCAGAAATGAAAAAATCAGTTCCTTCATTATAGATATTGCCATCGGAGTCAGTCAGGCTGGCGACAGAAATAATGGGATAATTTTTTGGAATAAGCACGCTTCTGTTAATAAGAGGCCTTATCATTTCATTTTCATAATTCTGGCGGATAATATCGCAACCCAGCTCTCTTTGAAGAAATGCAAATGTAGCGTCATTGAGATAGCTCAGCACTGAATCCCATTGCGTTGAAGTCTCGCCCAGAAAACTTTTTATGTCAGTTAGCGTTAATATCGCCATACCTTCCTCCTCTGAGGCTCAAGCATTTTATGTTCATAAGCCCAGCCCATCTTCAAAAAGAACATGGCAAGTGGAGCGGGAAGAGTTCTACGCTCCCCCCGCCTATATACTTGCCCTCGGTATTCCACATCAAGCAGAAATACCACGTTAACCTTTCTCATGCGTGAATCGTGATATTCACCAGAGCCTCGCCCCTTACTACGGCTGCACCGACTCGCTTCGTGGCAAAGAAACCAACCAGGTCACTGGCGGCGTAGAGCTGATCAGCAACCAGGAGTTCCAGATCTTGCCTATCAACAACCCAGTAGCCATTTTTGAAGTCACCAAAAGTGGCGACTATTTTTGAGGCGGCAATATCATCATAATCCGGGCATTCGATTATCGGACGGCCCAAAATAGTTCCAGGAGCGGCACCGGTCACATCAGGATTAAAGAGATAGCGTCCATAGTTATCTTTCAGCAATCTCACGGCCAGAATAGTATTTCTGTTCATTGCCCAGGTTCCAGCCTGAGCGTAAGCGGTATAGATGGCGTGATAGGCCTTAATAATGTCATCGGCAGTCAGGGTGCCGGCCGCAGCAGTGGTAAAAGAAGTCACACCATTACCAGAGGTAGCAACGCCTTGAGGCTCATTAGTGCCAGAGCCTTTAACGAATTTTGTGCCCTCAGCCTTACCAAACAACTCACCAAAGACCTCGGCTAACAGGCTATCCAGATTAAACACGTTATCTCTCAGCAACTCACGGCTAACCTGAGTCGCTCGAGTGATTTTGTATGCGGTAATTTGAACCTGAGCAAATGTCATATCAGCAGGAGTAATTGTGCCGGCTTCAGCCGTAACAGTAGCATCATTATAGACAGTCAGACGAGGCACGTTGATGTATTGATGAGAGATGGCCACTACTCTTGCAACCTGCCGAATCGGGCTAAAGAGAATCATATTGCGATCAACCTGAGCAGCCCATTCAGGCGGTGCTAAATATCCGCCCGCTGTTGCTGTGCCAAGAACCAGAGCTTTCTTCTCTTCAGGCTCAAGCGAATTCAAGCGCAGGTATTTTGAAAAAGCTTTTGTTCTGATATTCTCATTTTCGCTGATTTTTTCAATACCAGGCTTTTTCGATTCAGCCAGGGCTTTCTCGAGCTCAATAATTCTCTTGTCGAGTTTTTCAACCCGTTCCTGAAAGTCAGCCTCGTTCAACCGGCCAGCTTTCAAGTCTTCAAACTTTTTAGC